CCAGACGTGGTACAAACCGAAGTCTTGTGTCGCTGGGTCGATACGATCTCGGGCGCTATCGGTGCAAACGAGTGGAATAGTTGCCACGACGATTCCGTTGATCTTGACCCGGAGAAGCTGACATGGCTTGCGCTGGATATTTCACCAGATCGCAAATTCTGCGCGTTAGTCGGCGCTCAGAAATTAGGAGACGAACGCTTCGTCGTAAAGCTTCTCCATACGTGGGAAAATTCTGTTCAGCTCGACGATCGAGAAGTCGCTAATGAGGCGGCTAAGTATTGTCGTAAGTATCCGTTAGAGTATTTGCTATACAGCCGTAGAACTAGCGGCGCGGTAGCGGCAAGATTCCAGCCAGCCGGTATTCCGATCTTTGACATGGATTCGGTTTACCCTCAAAGCTGCGACGAGCTATTGGGTGCAATTAACTCCGGGCGGTTACGTCATCGAGGACAGTCGGACTTAACGAAACAAATCTTGTCGGCGGTACAGCTAAAGCGCGGCGACGGCGGCTGGGTTATTGGTCGTCGAGCTTCGCAAGCTGCGGTTTGCGCGGCGGTGGCCACAGCGCTAGTTACACACTTTGCGACACGTCCTGAAATGGATTTTGACATTATGGTCAGTTAGCGACACGCGCATAGCGGGTTATTGAAATCTTAAGGTTACTGTGTTACACGCCTGAGAAAATTTTGACATGGGTATTCGTGATCTGTTTGCGTCTAAGGTAGAAGCCGTAGCGCCGCTGCAAAATAGCGACATTGAGGCTTCGCTTTCACCTGTATTCGCGTTAGATTCGATCTATACCTTTAATGGTGGCGCTACTCAGGCTACGCGTGAAGAAGCTATGAGTGTTCCTACGATCGCACGTGCTCGCGGGATTATCTGTTCGTCCATAGCTTCGGTCGGATTACAACTCCGGGAAAATACAACGGGGCTTGAAGTGCCAGCGCCCCGCGTAATTCGTGATCCCGATCCACGCGTACCGGGTAGCGCGACTTATGTCTGGACAGCCGAGGATTTATTATTTTACGGCTACGCCTATTGGCAAATTACCGAACTTTTTGCCGACACAATGCGAATTCGCTCCGTTCAGCGAATTGTTCCAACGCGTGTCGGCGTATTTTTAAATGCTAATGGTACGGAAGTTATGTACTACACGATCGACGGAAAACAAATCCCAGATTCGGGCGTCGGATCGTTAATTATTTTTTACGGCAACGACGAAGGATTATTAAATCGTGCTGGTCGGACAATTCGTACCGGTGCGGAACTAGAACGAGCAGCTGCAAACTATGCTCGCGAGCCAGTTCCGTCTATGGTATTAAAATCAAACGGCACAGCGTTACCAGCTGATCGAATTGCTAAACTCTTAGAGTCATGGGGCGTCGCTCGACGTAATCGCTCGACTGCGTTTCTAAATGCGGACGTTGAACTCCAAACAGTCGGCTTCGATCCGGAGAAGTTACAGTTAGCAGCTGCGCGTTCGTACATCGCCACCGAACTGGCAAGAGCGATCGGAATTCCGGCTTTCTACGTGGACGCCGAGACTGGATCGAGTATGACTTACTCAAACGCTAACGTAACGCGTAAAACTTTACTTGATTTCTCGCTAATTCCGATTATGACTTCGATCGCCACTCGTTTAAGTATGCCGGATTTTATTCCGTCCACTCAGACAGTTAATTTCAGACTAGAGGATTACTTACGTGGCAGCGAAGCCGAACGCGTAGCAATTTACAAAACATTATTTGACATCGGCGCAATCAGCGTCGAGGAAATCCGACAAGCTGAGGAAATGATCAAATGAAACTAAACATGCCGCTAACAATTACGTCAGCCGATAGCGAGTCTCGCACAATTACCGGACGCGTCGTAACATGGAACGAGACTGGATCAACTTCCGCCGGACTAACAACGTTTAAGCCAGAATCTATCGCGACTAAGAACGTTAAATTATTACTTGAACACGATCGCACTCGACCAATCGGCAAAGTCTTATCTATGACTGCAACCGAACAGGGAATCGACGCGACTTTTAAGATCGCGGAGACAACAGCCGGAAACGACGCATTAGTGGAAGCCGCGACGGGTCTCCGCGACGGTTTTAGTGTCGGAGTAAAAGTAAACGCACACGATTTCGTAGAGGGCGTATTAGTCGTAGCAAAAGGTACTCTCGACGAAGTGTCTTTAGTATCAGAGCCAGCAATCGACAGCGCTCGAGTTAGCCAGGTTGCAGCTAGTGAAACCGAAGCCGACGAGGAAGTCGAATCAACAGATGAAAATTCTGAATCCTTAGATGAGGAAACAGAGGAAACAAATCCAACAACTGAAGGAGACGAAGTGTCAGACACTACCGAAACCGTCGCAACTGCCGAAACGGTAGAAGCGTCAAAGCACGTTCCAATGGCGTACACAGCTCCACGCTCGCCAATCGTCGATAAGGTTTCTTATCTACAATACTCACTTAAAGCGTCAGTTCTACACGATGAGGACGCTCGCCAATATGTCAAGGCTGCCGATAACACAACATCAACAGCACCGGGCATGATTCCAACACCTCAAAGCCGTACAGTTATTAACGCGTTAGCAAATGCTGATCGCGGCATGATCGACGCACTATCTCGCGAAGCTCTTAGTGCTACTGGTATGACTTTCGAATTGCCTAAAGTCACAGCTGTACCAACTGTCGCAAACATCGCTGAAAATGCTGCGATTACAGAATCAAATCTAAGCGCAACTTACATTTCAGTACCAGTTAATTCATTTAAGGGTCGCGCAATTTCAACAATCGAACTTATCGATCGTTCAGACCCATCGTACCTAACAGCGCTTCTCCAGAATTTGGAGTTCGCTTACGCTAAAGTCACAGATGAGTTCGCAACAGGAACAATCGTTGCAGCTGGTCAATCAACAGGCGTTAATGCAAATACTGCAACTGGATTTTTAGGCTTCACATCTCAAGCTGCGGGCGCTGTTTATAACAGCTCACTTGGCTTCGCACGTAACTTGGTAGTGAGCCCTGGACAATGGACTAACATCATGGGTTACAACGACAATGGCGCACCGCTGTATAACGCAGCTCAGCCATCAAACGCAGCTGGTAACGTTCGCGGCGATTCACTTCGCGGCGTAGTTTCTCCGGGTCTTAATCTGTTCGTGTCACGCTCAATCGGTAACGCTGGAGCAACAACATCTGTCGGCGATAACTCAATGGTAGTCATCAACCCTGACGCATGGACATGGTACGAATCTCCACGTTTTGAGCTACGCACAAACGTAAACTCAGACGGCACAATCGATATTCTTTACTACGGTTATGCTGCAATTGCTCCAAAGATTCCATTTGGCGCTTGCTGGAATCAAGTCTAAAAAATAATCATCGGTCGTTTCGCTCCCGAGGCGACCGAGCAGAATCGAGAGAGGAACGCTAATGCCACAAATAGTTACAGCGCAAGAACTTCGCGACGTGCTAGGTGTTAGCGTTTCTCTTTACTCGGACGCATATCTTGATCTAATGATCGAAAGCGCCGAGGGCGCGATCTTGCCGCTACTTACTGGCTACCAATCAGCTATTACCGGTATTGAAGTCAAGGACGGCATGGCGTTCTATACAACTCAGCGCATAAATTATTTCGTGCCGGGTCAAACTGTAATCATCTCAGGCTGTGGAGCTGCGTTCGATCTAACTGTCACAGTAAACGATCACATGATCTTGCCTTACATATTTACAACAGCAACAGTCGCACCAGATCAAATCTTTACACCTAAAATTCCAGCTGGTCTAGCCGTATTAAATGGCTCAACAGCCGACGATCTATATTCAGGCGTAGCGCCCGTAAAATCGGCGCTGCTAGTCGTATCGGTCGAGGTATTTCAATCAATCACAGCTCCGGGCAATACTTCGGCGCAAGTGGACTTCAATCCGAGCCCGTTCGTACTCGGTCGCTCATTACAAAATCGCGTCGTCGGATTATTAGCTCCGTTTATTGACGTCGAGACAATGGGTCAATAATGCCAACCTCAATTCAGGCTGACGTTCGTGCGCCACTAGCGACCGCTCTCGCTGGCGTAACGGCGTCGGTCTATGAATCAGTACCCGAGGCGGTAATCCCGCCCGCTGCAATCATCGTGCCGGGTACTCCGTATTTAGAGACGACGCTAATCAGTAGCTCGATCCAGTTAAAAGTTAATTTTACAATCTCAGCCGCCGTCGCGTACAACAATAACGCGGGCGCTCTCGATAATCTCGAGAAGTTAGTCATACAGATTCTCGCGGCTATTCCGTCGGGATATATCGTCGGCGACGTATCGCGTCCGTCGATCGTTGCGTTAGGTTCGAGTAATTTACTTATTTCGGATATTGACGTTAGCACTTACTACAAACAGGAAAACTAGGAGACAAAATGCCAACAACAATCGTAACCGGGCGCGATATTACTTTCACCATTGACGGTGATACTTATGACGCTCAAGCCACAGCTGCAACACTTACAATCGAAAGCACAATCAACACATATCAAACTTTAGACGGTAAGGCTTATTACACAACCGATTCTCAAGGTACTTTCGACGTGGAAATGCTCGCCGACTGGACTGCTGGCGGATCATTAGCTGCTTCGCTATGGAACGCGGCTGACAGCGCACCTAACACGCCACTTTCAGTCGTATTTACAGCTGCAAGCGGTTCAGTATTTAATTTCGACGTACAGCCTATATTCCCAAGCGCCGGCGGCACAGCCCCAGACGCTCAGACTATTTCGCTGAGCTTTACTTGCGTGACAACTCCAACACTATAAGAAAAGAAATCGGGAGCATGAAACTACAAATACAGATCGAAACGACAGA